TTAAAAATAAACCTCATCATAACTGGGCATCACACGGATCAGATGCATTTAGATATGGATGTGTAGGCGAAGCGCCTGAAAGAACAGATTGGGCTAAAGATATTAACGTAGATACAAGGTATATAATATGATTAGTAAATATGTAAATGCAGCTAGAGGTGCATTCCATGGTGTAAAAACTACATTAAAAAGAGATATAAGCCAAGCTAAATCAGCAAGTAAATTAATAGGCAAAAAAGAAACTGCAAAATTACTGGCAAAAAGATATGGTAGAAGAGCAAAGCCAACAATTAAAAAATATGGTCCTGGTATACTTGTTGGAGGTATTGGGGGTACAGCAATAGGTATGACCGCTGGTGCAATAGGTAGATCTGTACAAAATAAAAAGAAAACAAAAAAATAATGGCAAAATCTCCTGCATGGCAACGTAAAGAAGGTAAAAATCCTTCTGGTGGTTTAAATAAAAAAGGTGTAGCATCTTACAGAAGAGCTAATCCAGGAAGTAAACTTAAGACTGCTGTAACTACAAAACCAAGTAAATTAAAAAAAGGATCTAAAGCTGCTAAACGAAGAAAATCATTTTGTGCAAGAATGAAGGGTATGAAGAAAAGATTAACTTCTGCTAAAACTGCAAGAGATCCTAATTCAAGAATAAATAAATCATTAAGAAAATGGAACTGCTAAATGGATGAACATAAGTTAAAAGCGTTAATTGCTTCTGAGATACAAACCTCAATGGGTTATCTTGGTGGTGAATTAACAGAACAAAGAACTAAGTCTTTAGAATACTATTTTGGTGAACCATTTGGTAATGAACAAGATGGTAGATCACAAGTAATTAGCACAGATGTTGCTGATACTATTGAATCTATATTACCTACAATAATGAGAACATTTACTGCATCACCCAAAGCAGTACAATGTGTTGGTAATAAGCCAGGTGATGAAGCTGCTGCAAAACAAGCAACTGATTATTTAAACCATGTGTTTTATAAAGATAATCCAGGCTTTACATTAATGTACACATTCTTCAAAGATGCTCTATTGCAAAAGAATGGTATTATGAAAATATTTTGGGATGATTCATTAGATGTAGAAAGATCTACATATGAAGGATTAACTGATGATGAGTTTGCTATGTTAGTAGCTGATCCTGAAGTAAAAGTATTAGAACATACCGAGTACGATATTGATGATGAGGAAGCTTTAAAAGAAGCTGCTGACTATATTGAAGCACAAGGCATGCCAGCTGGTGTACAGTCAAGTGGCAAAATGCATGATGTTGTTGTCAATAGAATGAATAAAAAAGGACAAGTACGAATAGAGAACGTACCTCCTGAAGAGTTTCTAATAGCTCGTAATGCTAAGACAATAGAAGAAGCTCATTTTACAGCACATAGAAAATATATTACACGATCAGAACTTGTTGAAATGGGTTTTGATGTAGAAGAGGTAAAAGGTTTACCTACTGATAATGATCAAAGATATAGTGAAGAAAGAACAACTAGATACGAAGATCTAGATTATAATTCATTGAACCGTCATTCAACGTCTGATACTGCAAACGAACAAATACTTATTTACGAATGCTATATAAAATTAGACGAAGATGAAGATGGAATTGCGGAATTGCGTAAGGTAACTGTAGCAGGTGATAGCTCATATAAGATTTTAGACAATGTGCCTTTTGACAGACAACCCTTCGTAAGTGTTACACCTATTCTAGTACCACACCGCTTTTATGGGCGTTCTGTATCAGAGCTTGTAGAGGATGTTCAATTAGTTAAGTCAACTATTATGCGACAGTTATTAGATAACATGTATCTTACTAATAACAATCGTGTAGCAGTAATGGATGGACAAGTAAACATTGATGACTTGCTAACTAATAGACCTGGTGGAATTGTTAGAACTAAACAACCACCACAATCAGTAATACAACCATTACAATCACAACCTCTTAATCAACAAGCTATGCCATTATTGGAATACTTAGATGTAGTGCGAGAGCAAAGAACAGGTATTACTAGATACTCACAAGGTATGGATGCAGACTCATTAAACAAAACTGCATCAGGTATAAATCAGATATTAACACAAGCACAATTAAGAGTGGAGCTGATTTGTCGAGTTTTTGCTGAAACAGGTGTTAAGGAGTTATTTAAAAAACTTCTAGAAACTGTAATCAAGCATGAAACTAAAGAAAAAATTATTCGTGTAAACGAACAGTACGTTACTATGATGCCTATGGAATGGATCAATAGATGTAACGTAGATATTCAAGTAGGACTTGGAACAGGTAGTAAAGAACAAGAGCTTGTTATTCTTAACAATATATTGGAAAGACAACTACAAGCAATTAACTTACAGAAATCTGCTGCTGGTCCAATGGTGAACTTAAGAAATGTACATAATACATTAACTAAACTGGTGGAAGCTGCAGGACTGAAAAATGTTGAAACATACTTTACAGATCCTATCGTAGGTGCATCGCAAATGCCACCTCCACAACCACCACCACCTACAGAATTTGAAAAGGTTACACTTGCACAAGTACAAGGAGAAAATCAGCGTAAAATCCTTGATATGCAAGTGAAAGAGAAAGAACTAGATCTCAAAACACAACAAATGATATTAGAGTTTGAGACTAGAATAAAAGAGTTAGAAGCTAAATATCAGGTACAATTTGACTCTAATGCTATCAAACGTGAAGCTATGGCATCTAAAAGTGATGGACAAACACCACAACTAGGTGATATAGGTGAAGAAACACAAAGACAGCAACAAACTTTCTTTAACCCTAATAACTCTAGATGAATGAAAACGATTTACTAAGAGAACAAGATAAAGGCAATAGAGCCAAAACCATATTAGAAGATAGTCTATTTATTGAATCATTTAGTACTCTCAAAGAGATGTATGAAAAAGATATGATAAATACTTCTTACAAAGATTCAGAAGCTAGAACAGCTCTCTGGGTAGCCTGGCATCAGTTAGATAAGGTTAAATCCCACCTGACTGAAATTATGAATACAGGCAAACTTGCTAGTAAACAACTGCAAGATCTTAAAAACCTAAAATAGGAGGACATATATGTCTGATGCTGAACAGCAGCCAACCACAGTTAGTGGAGCTGCAGATACTATAAAGGGCTTGTTGAACCAATCAGCTGACACTCAACCTGCACCAACTGAGACCGAATCGGTTACAGAAGAAACATTAACGCAAGCTGAAGAGCATGTAGAACGAACAACAAGACAAACTACAAGAGAAGCTCCCAGTACCGTTCCTGAAGAAAATGCTTTGTCTGAAGAAAATAATGAATCAGTTGAATCTGACATTGTAGAAACTACAGAGTCATCTGAGGAACCCATATTCCCTGTTGTAATAGACGGACAAAAATATGAGGTCAACCATCAAGAACTCATCAATGGATATCAACGACAAGCAGATTATTCTCGTAAAACAGAAGAACTATCTATCGAGCGAAAACAGCAAGAAGATCAGATTCAACGTGAACGAGAAACTGTTCAAACACAAATGGCTAATTTACATTCGCTTGAACAATCACTTAGATCCCAATTAGACTCTGAATTACAGAGTATTGATTTTGATAGAATGTACGAAGAAGATCCTGTACAGGCATCACGCCTACAGTATCAAATGCAGAAAAGACAAAAAGATCTTGAAGCAACTCGTATGCAACTTCAACAACAACAACAAACTGAATACGCAAAGTATGTAGCAGAACAAGAAAAACAGATGTTTATTAAAATGCCTGAAATGAAAGATGCTGCTAAGTCTGTTGAGATTAGACAAAATATGAAAACATATTTATCTGATCAAGGTTATATGGATCAAGAGATTGCTAATTTAACAGATCACAGAATGTTATTAATATTAAAAGATGCAATGGCATACAGACGACTACAGAAATCTAAACCTGGTGTTGTCAAAAAAGTAGCTGATGCTCCTAAAGTATTAAGACCTGGAACTGCTAAAACAAAAGGTGAACGTAGAGATATGGCTATGAGTGATAGTAAAAAACGCCTGGCTAAAACAGGAAGGTGGCAAGATGCTGCCCATGTGTTTAGGCAAGGTATATCAACAAAATCATAACATAATATAAGGAGACCTTAAATGGCACAACCAACCAACTTGTATGATACTTATGACACTACAGGTATCCGAGAAGATTTGGCTGACGTAATATATAATATTGCACCGTCAGATACACCAATCCTTTCGGCTATTCCTAGAGCTGTCGCAACATCTACAGCCCACGAATGGCAAACTGACACACTAGCTGCTCCTGCTGCTAATGCTGTTATCGAAGGTGACGAAGCAACTACAGATGCTATGGTAGCAACTGCAAGACTTAAGAACTTTACACAAATCATGGATAAAGTAATCTCAATATCTGGAACTCAAGGAGCTGTTGATGCAGCTGGTAGAGCGGATGAGATGGCTTACCAAATCGCTAAAAAATCCAAAGAACTTAAAAAAGATATGGAATTCGCTTTAATTAAAGAGAACGTATCTGTTGCTGGTTCTGCAACTGCAGCTAGAGAAATCGGCTCATTTGCTACTTGGATTGCAACAAACGGTGATGCAGCTGGTGCTTTATCTACTGGCTTTAACTCATCAACTGGCTTAACTGCTGCACCTACAGGTGGAACTGACAGAGACCTTACAGAAACTATTCTAAAGACTGTAATTCAAGAAGTTTACACTTCTGGTGGAGACCTTGATATGCTAGTAGTACCACCTTCTGTTAAACAAGTAATATCTGGATTCAATGCGAACACAACTCGTTTTGGTCCTGCTGAAGCAAGAACTGAATACGCAGCAATTGACGTATACAGCTCAGATTTCGGTGATATTAACATTGTTCCTAACAGAGTAATGGCAACTACAAATGACAAAGCTTGTTTCTTAATCCAAAGCGACATGATCGCAGCGGCTTACTTAAGAGATTTCACAATGAGTGAACTAGCAAAAACTGGTGACTCAGACAGAATGCAACTATTAGTTGAGTGGACTCTTGAAATGAGAAATGAAGCGGCACACGGTGTCATTTTAGATATCAACCAATAAGAGTAACTAGGGGGAGGCTTTATGCCTCCCTCTTTTATTAAGGATAAATTATGTATTACAAATTAAGTGGAGTAGTTCAAAAAGTAGACTACACAGCAAGTGCTGCAAATAGTTCTGCTATTTCAGATCAAGTAAGATATGTTAGATTATATGCAACTACAGATTGTTTTATTACAATTAGTAATCCTGCTGTAAGTGCTACAACAGCTAAAACACCATTAGCTGCAAAAGATTATGAAGTATTTAAAGTAACTGCAGGAAATATTATATCTGCTATTCGATCTGCTGATAATGGTTCATTATATATTTCAGAGTTAACGGAGTAGATATGACAACAAATAAAAGTCCAAGTACGTTTAAAGTAAATATTAATCATACAGTAGCTGTTGCTGATTCTTCTGCTGCAAACAGTACAGCGTTTAATAGTGAAACTAGAGAAGTTAGAATTGTTTGTACTGTAGATTCTTATGTAGAGTTTGGTTCTTCACCAACTGCTGCATCATCAAGTTTAATTATACCTGCTTATACACCTGAATACTTTAGGGTTGCACCATCTACTAAGGTAGCATTTCTTAGAGTAGGATCGGTTACTGGAACTGCACGAGTTACAGAACTAACACAATAAATGTTTAAGTTTTCCATTAGAGGACAAGATCGTTATAGAGATCGTAGAACAGATGTTCCTAATGAAGTTTTGCAATTAGAAGATAGAACATATTTATTAATGGAAGAAGGATCTAACCTTAGATTAGAACAAGCTGTAGGTACTGTATTTAGTGGTACACCAATAAGATAAATGACATTTGATGAGCTTGTAAATTTATTAAAAGTAAAAGAAAAATCTTCTCAACAACAATCTAAGAATAAAGAAAGAAACAAAGTTTTAAGAAAGAGAGTAAAGAATGGCTGATAGTAAAATTTCAGAGTTGAGTGCATTAACTAGTCCTGCCAATGATGATGAATTTGTAATAGTTGATACTGATGCTGGTACAACAAAACGAATAACATTTTCAAATTTAAATTCATCTATATCAGCTGTTGCCACAAGTATTGCTGCTGATAATATATCAACTGGTGATGCTGCTGTTACTATAGCAACAAGTTCTGGAAACATTACTATTGATGCGCAAGCTGGTGATACTGATATTATATTTAAAGGAACAGATAACACTTCAGATATTACAGCATTAACATTAGATATGTCAGAAGCTGGAGCTGCTGCATTTAATTCTACAGTTACTGCTACAGGATTTATAATTGGTAGTGCATCTATCAATGAAACAGAATTAGAAATATTGGATGGAGCTACTCTTTCTACAACTGAATTAAATTATGTTGATGGTGTTACTAGTGCCATCCAAACTCAACTTGATGCAAAACAAGCTACTATAACTGGATCCGCAACAACTATTGATACAGAATCTTTAACTGCAAATAGAGCAGTGATATCTAATGGTTCACAAAAGATTGCAGTATCTGCTACTACAGATACAGAACTAGGTTATGTAAGTGGAGTAACATCAGCTATTCAAACACAGTTAAATACTAAAGCACATATTAATTATAATTTAACTAAGACAGCAAACTATACTGCTGTTGCTGGTGATAAAATATTGTGTGATACTTCAGGTGGTGCATTTACAATTACACTTCCTGCCAGTCCTAGTGCTGGTGATGAAGTTCATGTACTTGATGCAACTGCATCTTTTGATTCCAATAACTTGACAGTAGGTCGTAACTCAAAGAAAATACAAGGAGCTACTAACGACTTAACTATAACAACTCAAAATACTGGTATTGGTTTAGTATTCTACAATGATACTTATGGTTGGAGAGTTCTAGTTGACGCTTATGATGTTGATGTAACGGAGCTATAATATGAGTGATATTTATAACCCTAACCAAGATATACATGTAGATAAAGCTACTAGAAAGTTAGTAGTAAAACATACACAAGATACTACGCCTATATTACAAGCAAATAAAATATCTCGTAATCATAGAGCATCAGAACAAAAAGGTGAATTTCAAAGAATAGCTCAAATACCTTTAATAGCATTACAAATTAAGTGCAAAGAATTATTTGGACATTCAAATTGGTGGAAAATACATAAAGATGATCAACGTGCTATTATAAAAAGAATGATAAATAGTAACGAATTTGAAAACTTTAGAGTAGGAGATAAAAAACTATAATGGCTTTAAATAATTATGCAAACTTACAATCTTCTATTGCTAATTGGTTAGCACGAGATGATTTAACTACAGAGATACCTGATTTTATAGCTCTTTGTGAAGCAGAGTTTAATAGAGAACTAAGAATTAGAAATATGGAGACTACTGCTACAGTCACTATTAATGCTGAACAAATAGCACTACCTACAGGATTTTTAGGAGTAAGAAGTTTCTTCCTTAATAATAACGGTAAAACTAAATTAACCTATATTACACCATATCAACAGTTTGATACGCAAGGCTCTAGTAGAGCAGGAACACCTCAAGCATATAGCATTGAAGGCTCTAACTTTCGTTTCAGTCCTACCCCTGATACAAGTTACACAGCAAACCTTGTGTACTTCAAGGCTTTTGACTCTCTGTCAGCAAGTACGACTACAAATCATATACTCACCAATCATCCTGCTGTATATTTATATGGCAGTTTGTATCATGCAAGTAATTTTATTAGGGGTATTGCACCAGATACTGTTGCACAATGGAGACAGTTATTTATTGAAGCAATCAATCAAATTAAACATATGGATGAAACAGAAAAACATAATGGATCACCATTGATACAAAGATCAGGAATTAATATTAACAATTTAGATAACGTATAATGCAAATACCTTTTGGAGAATGGCTACCTGATTTACCAGACCACACTAATCCTGGTGCAACACAAGCCTTAAATGTATATCCTGCTGTAAATAGTTATAGACCCTGGAAATCTATTACTACTACTAGTGGTAATGCTTTAACAGCAAGAGCGCAAGGAGCAGCATCATTTAAATCAGATACAGGTGTTATTTCTATATTTGCTGGTGATGCTACTAAACTATATAAACTAACATCTAACTCATTTGTAGATGAAAGTGGTGGTACTACATTCTCTACACCTACTGATGGTCATTGGGATTTTATAAAGTTTGGAGAAGTTGTTATTGCTTTTAATGGTGATGATGCACCTCAAGCATGGACATTAGATGGATCAACTGATTTTGCTGCACTTGGAGGATCACCTCCTATATTTAAACATGCAGCTGTTATAGGCAACTTTGTTGTTACAGGATATCAACCAACTGCACAAACAACTGTAGCCTGGTCTAGTTTTAATAGTCCGACATCTTGGACTGCTGGAACTAATCAATCTGATACAGAAGTTCTACCTGAAGGTGGAGTTATTACTGGTGTTACTGGTGGACAGTATGGATTAATATTCCAAGAATCTCGTATTACTAGAATGGATTATAGAGGTGGTAATGTTATCTTTTCATTTAGAAGAATAGAAGATAATATAGGAGCAGTACAAGGTAAGAACGTAATTAAAGTTGGAAACCTTGTATACTTTTTATCTGAAGATGGATTTAGAGTTACTGATGGTTCATCATCTAAGCCTATTGGTAATGGTAAAGTAGATCGTTTCTTTTTAGATGATTTAAAGTTTGCTAAACGAGAAAGAGTTAAAGCAACTGCTGATAGAGAAAACAAATTAATATGTTGGTCTTATCCATCTAAAACAGGAACCAACTCTGATAATCAAAATGATAAGATACTTGTATATCATTATGAATCTAACAGATGGTCATTAGTAGTTATAGATCATGAGTATATGATAGATTATCAAACTCCTGGCTATACATTAGAAGAACTAGATGATTATCCAACATCAGGTGCAAATGATTTAGATGCAATTACTATTTCATTGGATAGTGCATTCTGGTCTGGTGGACTTAGATCATTTGGTGTATTTGGAACAGATCATAAACTAGGATCTTTTCAAGGTAACTCATTAAAAGCTGAAATAGGTACAAGTCAAACAGAATTATTTCCTAATAGTCGTTCTATGATTACACATGTACGACCTATTATAGATACAGATGATGCTACAGGATCATTAACTTATAAAAATAAAATAGCTGATACTTCAGCAACAACAAGTGAAAATGCAATGCATTCTACTGGAACAATACCATTCCATAGATCTGCACGATATTTTAAATTTAACATACAAGTTCCAGCAAACAAAGAGTGGAATGATGCACAGGGACTTGATATAGAAGCTACAAACGAAGGATATAGATAATGGCACTTTTAACAAACCCAATGACAGCAGATTTACAACAACGTATTCAAAATACTAGTTTTGGTAGTCCTGATTATTTACAAGGGTTTCAAGGTACAATGCCTACCTGGCAACGTAACATGACTATGAATAATTATATGCCAGGCTTACTTACACCTGAAGGTACAAATGCACCTGTTGATCAAGCAGGAATACCAGATTACAGAGGTTATACTCCAGGAGTACCACCACAATTTGGAGGATATCCAGTAGGTCCAATGCCAGTTCCATTCTCAGATGTTGCAGAAATGGTTAGAGGCGGTGGTGGAGAAAGAACTCCAGGCAGTCCTAATTATTCAGGACCAGGAGTTTCTACAGAATTTGTTGGTGATAATGCTTTTAGAATTAATTCTGATGGCACAGTAGAAAAATTAGATCCTGATTCAATAGATTATAAGTTAGCTAACTTTATGAATACTATTACTGGTTTTAGTCCAATGAGTTTAGCAAAACAAGGTTTAGGTTTAGATCCTGATGCTGATTATAAAGAAACATTAGATATAATGCAAAGAGTACAAAACCGATACGGACAAGATGTAGCTAAAGATTTTAGAGATAAAGCATTTTCAGGTAGACCTACAACAGGTGCTGAAGGAACTGGATCTGGACAGGTTGGAAGTACAGGACCAACCGCTAGAACTGGTAATACTCCAACTGGAAGTATAAGAGATAGTGGAATGGTAAGAACCTCTCCTAATCAAGGACCAGCAGGTGGAGGAGGTGGAGGAAGAGGAAGAGGAAGCGGTCCTACAGCTAGTGGTGAAAAAAGTGGACAAGCTTCTGGATCTGGAAGAACAGGTAGTACTGGTCCTACTGGTCGTAGTCGTGGTGGCTGGTAATGGCTAGTAAACAAAATTTAGAATATGTTTACAACTATCCTGCATATACTTTGCAGGGTATACTATTATCTACATATGAATATCAATTAGTATCAGAGGATATTACTAATCAATTAGTAAGATATCATAACTCTGAAAATCAGGAGGTAGTATCATGGTTTCTTGCGTAAATTGTAATCACGAATGTCATTGTAGTAACAATGGACAATGTGTTGTATGCAAATGTGCTAACTGCGAACATGAAAACGCATTAGATGAATTTTGGAAAAGAGTAGAAGATGGCTCACACATACAAGAATAGTAAAGTTGATTTAACAACTACTGATGATACTTCATTATATGTAGTACCAGCAGATACAACATCTGTTGTAAAATCTATATTAGTATCTAATGATGATACAACTAATGCATGTCATATAACAGCTACATTATTAAATACTTCTAATGATGTATTTAGTTTATTTAAACAAAAAAATATAACAGCTAAAACAACTGAAGAACTATTGACTAGTCCATTAGTTATGAACACAGATGAAGATTTAAAATTTCAAGCAGAAAATGCTAATGATCTTCATGTTATAATTAGTTATTTAGAAATTACATGATTAAAGCTATATTAATACCTACAGAAAATGTAGAAGAAGCATGGAGTCTGGTGGATAAACATATTGCTATGGCATTAGAAAGATCAGGAGAACACTTTAATAGTTCAGATATTAAAGCTAATTGCTTAGATGAAAGTATGCAACTTTGGTTAGGATGGGATAAAGATGCAGAAGAATCACATTATTGCACAGCTATTACACAAATATTAAAAAGACCAAACTCAAGAGTATGTAATGTATTTATTGCAACTGGTCGTGAAATGAAAAAATGGGTACATGTTATGGATGATATAGCCAAATGGGCTGATACACAAGAATGTACACATGTAGAATCATGGGCTAGACCTGGATGGGAAAGAGTCCTTAAACAATATCAATTTAAAAAAACACACGTTTTGCTAGAAAGGAAACTATAATATGTCAGGCGGAGGCGGAGATACAATTGTTCAGGAAAATCAGGTATCACCTTATGAACCATCAGAACAGTATTTAAAGAATATATTATCTGAAGCATCAAACTTATATCAATCTGGAGCTGGTTCACAATATTATCCTGGATCAACAGTAGTACCTTTTGCATCACAGACGCAAGCAGGTTTACAAGGATTAGAAAATTTATCTCGTAATCAATTATCTGGATCACCAATGATGCAACAAGCTGGAAATGTTTTTTCTGGTTTTGCTGCTGGACAAGCTCCAAGTACATTTAGTGGTAACTATTCAGGCATTCCTACACAAACGTACAGTGGTATGGCACAATTATCACCACAACAAGCTTATTTAGGTGATGTTAGATCAGCTATAACAAGTGATGTTATGGGAGATGTCCAATCACAGTTTGGTGGTATGGGTAGAACAGGAAGTAGTCCTGCTGCACAAGCTGCAGCTGCAAGAGGTGTAGCCCAAGCTTATGCTCCTATAGCAACACAAGTGAGTGAAGCAGAAAGAAATAGACAACTAGGTATGCAACAAGATGCATTATCTAGAGCGCAAGCTGCTAATCAGTTTCAAACTCAATCTATGATGGGTATGCAAGGAGATCAACTTGCAAGATTACAAGCTGCTAATCAATTTGGTCAGCAACAACAATTAATGGCTGCTGGTCAATTACCTGGTATGCAATCAGCTGCTGATGCAAGAGCTTTGGCTGGAGCGCAAGGACTTGCTGGTGTTGGAGGTGCTTTTGAAGATCTACAAGGCAGATTCCTACAAGAAGATTTACAAAGATATCAATATGAACAAATGTCTCCATACAATAGGTTAGCACAATACGCAGGTATTGTATCACCCATAGCATCTGGATTCCCAATTACGCAACAAGCTGCAGAACAGCCACGTTATAACGCTCTCACAGGAGCTTTAGGTGGTGGATTAACTGGAGCAAGTGCTGCACAAATGTTGGGACAAACTAATCCATACTTTGCATTAGGTGGAGCATTATTAGGTGGACTTGGAGGGTTCTTTTAATGACTATAAATTTTTTTGATAAAGGTTCTAATTTACAAGGACAATTTAACAACCTATTTGCTAGTGGACAATCTAATACCATTGGTTCATCTTTGAAATCAAGATATGATATTAATGATGATGGTTTATTAGAATTAAGTTCTGATTTAGGTGATAAAGAAAAGGTTAATAAATTTTTAACTGGTGTTAGAGAATATGTAGGTCAAGATAAAGAAGAAGGTTTTACTGAAAAAATGATGAGTAATCCAGCTTTTATAATGGGTTTATCTTTAATGAAGGCAGCTTCTGAAGGTAAAAATATTGGAGGCGCTTTAATGCCTGCAGCAGAAGCTACGCAAGGATTTATCACTAATCAAGAATTAAGAAAAAATAATCAACGTCTTATGAAAATGAAAGAGGGAGAATTTATGATTCAAGCTCTTAAAGATCAACAAGATTTTGAAACTACAGATCTTAAAAATATATCAACAATTATTAATGAAATTGATTTTGGTAAACTTAATAATATAAGTAAAGAATTGAGTATTGATATAAGTAGATATAACTTTACTCAAAATAAACGTAATGATAGACATACTGAAGAATTTATTGCTTCATTAAATGGTGTATCAGAAGAATACAAAAACTTAGTAATAGCAAATCCAGGTTTTTTAAATGATATAAAAAGTGCAAGTGAAATTGAAACATTTAAAACTATGTATGATTCTGCAGCATCTCCTAAAGCTCAATCATTATTGTCTGGTTTAAAAGTAAGTGCATCTGATGCTTCACAAGCATTTAGACTTATTGATGAACAAGTTATATCTATGGCTTTGAATTTAGCAGCTGCAGATGGAAATAGAGATCCTGAAGCTCAAGATTTTATTAAAGCAGAATCAATAGTATTTGATGGTCTTGGTATTAAAGAAAACGGGAGATTGCGAGAATGGTTTACAGGCAATAAATATTCGATTAGCGCTACCTCAATTGATGAAATTCTTAAAGGTAATAGATTGGGTGGAAAAGTATTCGAAGGTGTACCAACTATTATTGGTGAAGATGGACCTGAAGTATTTGTTCCTGAAACAGATGGAAAAATATTATCAAATCCAAAAACTGCAGGTGGTTATACTTGGGAAGATGCTATAATTGACAGTAGTGAAATGCTTGCAAAAATTAAACAATCTAGCGGAGCTGAAGAAGCTAAGAAAGCACTTAAGAAATTTAGACCTGATTTATATATCTAATGGCTGAAAATCCTAATGTGGATATGCCTAATATCCAAACACCAGAAGTAGGTTTTAATATTAGACCATTAAGAGAACTTTGGTTTGAAGAATCTTTACCTGCATCTCTATATCAGTACTTTACTGGTAACACTAAAAAGAAACAGGCTGAAGATGCTAAGAGAATATTAAGAGAGGCTACGCCAGGTAGCAAGGAACACAAAGAAGCTACTCGTGTATATAACAAGTTTAGCTATCTTTTAGATGAAGGTGGAACATTTGATGCAAGTGAAGTAGCCAAGTTTCTAATTTCACATCCATCAATGTTGGCAAGTGAACTAATAAATGCAACCCTTGCTGATCCTTATTTATTAGCCATACCTATAGTAGGATGGGGGCGTTTAGGAAACGCAGCTGTAAAAGCTGTTGGAGCTACAACAAAAACGGGCGAGCGTTTAGCTCGTGCTGGAGCTGCTGTAGCTGGTGGGGCTGCTTTCGGTACTGCATATAGCATACCCCTTCAGTTAGGGGAAGATGCAGATATCTCAGCAGGTAGAACCATAGCAGAAGCTAGTATTGCAGGTACTGCTAATTTAGCTTTTGGTGCTATGTTGGGGGGATTAAGTTCTAAGTTATCTAAAGAAGCTGAAGTTTCTATAGAACAAGCTGCTGTAAAAGTTGCACAGAAAATAGAACAAAATCCAAAGAACCTTGAGAAAGCTCTTGAAGAAGCTACTGATGAAATTCTGAGAGCATCTAAAGGTGGACCAGTTATAACTGAAGAAGTTGCTGGTATGATAAAAGAAAACATCAAAAGAGATGTACATCAAATTAAAAATGCAACTTTGATGAATCAGTTTAACTGGAAAGCTACTGGATCACTAGCAGGTGTAGGGGGTCTTGCTGGATTCCTAACTGCTGAAGAAGATAAATTAGCTACTGCTGCTGGATTAGGTATAACCTTTGCAAGTGTACCAATAGCTGTAAGAGGGATAAGGAAGATCTTTGATAAGACTTCTATAGAGGACAAATTAACTAAAGCTGAAAACTCTATTAATATAAAAGAGATGACATACTCTATGAAAAGTAACATAGCAGATGTTGAATTAGCTGTTAGAAGATTTGATGATTTAAAAAATTTAGTAGATCCTGTCAAAGCAGAAGCAATGGTATTTGCTGCACAAAAACCTAAAGATATTTTACCAGATGGTAGTTTTGAGTTTCAAAAATTTAATAAAAAAGTTTTATTAGATGCTAATAACCGATATGTACAAAGGCGTGATGAGTTAATAAAGTTAGGGAATACGGAAAAGCAAGCTACTAAAACAGCATATGATGAATTACAAAAATACATTGATTCTAATTTAGAAAAAATAACAGTAAAGTTTACTAAGAACGAATTAAATCTTGTAAAAAAAAATGGTGTATTTGCAAAATTTCATGCTGAAATGTTAAATTTAGTAAATAGAAAAGGTGCTAGAGTAGGCACAGTAAGAAACTATATTAGCCAAGAATGGGAAGCTGCACCTGGAGGAAGAGTCTATGGTAATGCAGAAAAAGTTGATGTGGCTAAAATGGTTATGGATGATGGAACTATCATGCCAATAAAAGATTTATTTGGTATGACAGGGGGGATAGGTAAATCTGCTAAGAAAAGAATAATACCAAGTTATGAACAAGGTATACAAATGGGATTTATACCTAGAACAAATGACCTGGGCGATTTAAATATATTTGATATTATGAGTCGTTATTCATCAGCTGTTGGTAAAGCAATTAATGAAAGAACATTAATACAACATTTAAAGAAAAATCCGTTTCCTGGAATGAATACTCCAGTAATACATACTAACTTGGATAAAATACCACAATCATTAAAAACTAAATATGTTGAATTTGATCATCCTATTATTAATGAACGAATATACAAAAAAGTATTAAATACTAGAACTGGTAAAATGGAAAGTACTGGTGAAGTACAGAGAATAGCTAAAGCTTATGTACATGAAGATGCAGTACCTTATTTAAAAATGGTAATGGATGCACAAGACCCAAATGCATTCATTAGGCACTCACAAAATTTAAACTTCTTTATGAAAAGATTTGCAGTAGGTGCTTCATTCTTTCATGCAGCATCACTTATAGAAAGTGTATTTTATACCTTTGGACCATTTAAAGGATTAAAACCTGCAGGTAGATTTACTAAAGAATCTTTTAGTAAAGAAAAAAGTATAATGTTAAAAGGAGCTGATGATCCTAATCATCCTGAGTTTTTAAAATTCTTAGAAGATAACTATGTACCTACAATTAAGAGACTAGAAGATTCTGAGTATGGTGATGTAATACAATTACTAGTTAGAAATGGTTTAACTATTAATACACCAACAGATGTAGGTGCTGACGTTTTTTATAAATCATTTAATAGTATAGAAGATGCAGTATCAAAAATACCTGCAATGGGAAAAGTATTAAACGATTTAGGTGTAAAACCTGCTAGAAAAGTATTTCGTTGGTTTGACAAAGTAACTTGGGAAAGAGCTTTTACTAATATGAAGCTCTATACTGGTTTAGCAAAACTAAACCAACTTATTATAGACAATCCAAATGTACCTTTAACTCAATTAGCAAGAGATGCTGGTGAGTTTGCAAATGATGCTTTTGGAGGTCAAGATTGGGCTAGATTAGCTAATGAAATAGCAAACCCAATGTTAAGAAGTATGGCACAAGAAGCCTTTAAACCAGGCGCAAGACCATACTTACAGTTGGCTTTATTTGCACCCGATTGGACAACATCCAATATAAGAGTAGCAGCTAGAGCTATACCTGCATTTAATGCAAATGAACGTAATAGAAATCTTTATATGACATATTTGATAAATGGTGCTATATTGTATGGAACATTGGCAAATGCTATGAACTATGCGTTTAGTGGTAAGTCAATATTGGAAAATAAAGATCCAACAAGAATAGATTTAGGAAATGGTGAAGTCATGACGTTTAGTAAACAATACATGGAACCGTTTCATTGGTTAACAGATCCACAAAAAACTGGAGTAAAAAAACTAGGTTCTTTAACCAAAACATTCGGCGAGATAATGACTAATAAAGAATATCTCACTACTGGTTGGAGTCCACAAATAACTAAAAAAGACGATAATGCATTAGAAAAAGCATTATTACTTGGCGGTCAGGTAGGACAAAAATTCTTGCCTATCTGGGTGAGTCAAGCAGTAGACGAATATATGGAAGATGGATTATCATATGATGATGCATTAAACGTAATTTTAGGGCAATTAGGACATCCCAAATATAATGCTCCTAGATCATCAGCTTTTAAAACAAGACAGCTGATACAAAACCCAGAAAAAGCTTTATTTTAAGGAGAAAACAAAATGGCTGGAACAGGCGTAGGTAAATTTAGTTCAACTGCTGGTAACAATACTAGCAACATGACTGTAAACTTTGCAGAAAATATGGCACCAAGTAATGTCAATAATGCTGCAAGAGAATTAATGGCACATATCTATGATATGTACAAACAATTAGGTGATGGTTACTTTGAGTATGGTGACGGAGATGCTACATATACTGTAGCTAGATCTGATGCTGATACTATAACTATAACTTCATCATCTGATATTTCATCAATATACTTTCCAGGTAGAAAGATAAGAATCACTGATGGTGGTGCTAATGTTGTCGAAGGCACAATAGCATCTTCTTCACACACA